AGTTAATACTGGTGGTGGAGCAGGTGCTCCTGGATATACTTCTGGCCCTGGCGGCGGTACAGCCGCAGCTGGCGGATCTGGTATAGTAATTATTTCTTATCAAAACGCAACACAAAAAGGTTCTGGCGGAACAGTTACATCCTATACATCGACAGGATTAACATACTGGGTCCATACATTTACTAGTTCAGGCACATATACAGCATGATACAGGCCAGATATAGAAGCGAGTACGAAGGTGAGTTTGTGGTTGTTAGAACCAGAATGGCCAACGGACGTGGACAACAGGTTCGCGAATGGATACCAAACTCTGTGGAAAATCAGCACATATCAGGTCGTGCTGCTGTAATAGGTAGCGCAGTAGATCGCGAACGCTTTGACTACACTAGATTACAACGTCACCGCGGCGGACTCCTGGCCAAAAAACGTCTGCAGACTTATGCCAGTGGCACCATTTGGTCAGAAATGCCAGTGGATTTTTTTGTCACAATCAATCGAGGCATAGCTCGAGCGTTACACGCAGCTGACTATCACAACACCAGCATTGTGTACACTACACCAAACGTGTGTATGACTTATCCAGGTGATTTTTTTCTAGTGCCCATGTCGCCGCAGTTAAGCGAAATTGCTCTAGCCGTTTACCTGGCGGCATTTGACCAACACGAAGAAATATTTTTGCTAGGTTACAACAACGAAACTCCCATACAAGACAGTGGATGGGTCGCACATGTGAACATGGTGTTCGAAGCTTATGCCCAAACTCGTTTCGTGTTAGTGGGTACCAGTGTGAACATGCCAGACATATGGCGCAACAATCGCAATGTCACTACCATGAAGTACCGTGAGTTTGTGTCTTATTGCGACGTTTGAACTGCTGACTTTATACGTTCAATCTTTTCTTTGATAGTATCAAAGTTCACAGTATTCCACAAGCCGGGATGCATGGGTTTGGGCCATGTTATAGAATCAATCCACGCATAACCCAAGTGTTCTTCGTTCAACACAGGTTGAAATTCTCTAGCCACACAGCAGAAAAAAGTATGATAGCTGAAAGCACCGTCGGGACTGGTAAACTGATCCAAGGGCAATAACTTCACATACTCAGGAAAAGCACCCAGCTCTTCGCGACACTCGCGTTCAATGCTTTCCAACAAAGTCTCGCCGGGTTCGCACTTGCCTCCAGGCAAGCCCCATGTTCCTGGGTACTTGGTATCATTGCGCATTAGGTATAGATAGCGTTGAGTATCATAGGCATAAAAACACACACCCACTGCCATCATAACACAATACTCCATTCACCAGCAGGATAGATACCTTCGTAGCTCTTGACCCATTGTGAGCCAGTCCACAGATACTGTAAGCCTGTGGTTTCGTTGGTCATGTACTGTATGTTGGTGGTATTGGTTGTGCTGCCAAATGCCACGTTCCAGAATTCGCCATCATATTCAATGATGTCGTTGGCATCAGCAACCAACGGACCCCATGCTTCGGCTGGCTGCGGGTTTTGATCGTTGCCGATGGCATTCAATATAAGATATCGTTGTCCGGCTACAGCAGCGGGCAATCCAGCACCAGGCCCACTCAACAAGGGATCAATCACAGCATCCACGCTTGCCAAAGTATTTTGCGGGATAGTGTCAGTGTCAACATCAAACAACAAGAAGCGTTCGTCTGTGGGATCATAACTGACAGTACCAATAACTTGATCGTCTGTGCCCCATTGATTATCTAATCTAATCTGTGTAATACCTGATCTAAAAGCACCATACATGCCAATCACAGCAGGCCAAAACTCATTGCTGGGTGGCGAATCTGGTAAGGCAGTAGATGAATTTGGTTCGTCTACTGTGGTTGAATTCTTTAGGACCTGCAGTTTGTTGCCAATCAACAAGGCCTTGTACATGAACGGAGTAAATTTTTGACGTGTGCCTAACAGTAGATCGTTGTTGGTGATGGCTTCTACAGCATCGCCCTGTGCATCATACACTGACGCAATGATCTTTTCGACCACACCCAACTTCTTGACCTTGGCCGGCGATGATATCCAAATAGGAATGCTAAATCGCATGCTCATGATGTCAATGGGGTTTTCTGTGCCTGCTGGAATAGTTCTGCTGCTCCAAGTCACTTGCTCTAAGTCCACTGTGCTCAAACTGGTCCAATCTAAGAAGCTGTCAGTGCTTTGTATTTCTAAACTGGGATTAAACAAGGTGCTGATCTGCTCAAAGATCTGAAACTTTTGATTGGTATTTGATGTCCAAATATCCAAAGTCACAGTCATCTTGTAAGGTACTGGCATCAAGCGTTCAATAGTAAAAGCATTGCCTTGTGTGGTTTCGTAAGTGTTGGTGGCTTCGTCAAAGTAGCGTTGTCGCACCTGCACATTGCTCACAAAGTAAGGATCTTGCATACGAGGACGATCATACTCCATACCTGTAATATAAAAGGTCATTAAGGGTGTGGATGGCAGCGCACTGGCCGAGTTGTCTTGATTCACAGTTTGAGCCAATCTGGTCCAGTCGCCATAACGAACTGGCACACGTATCAGGCTGGCCTGATCGCTGTTGGCAGGACCGTACTCTACTTGGAAGTTACTGAATATTCTGGTAAACTGTAGTAGGAAACGGCGTATTTGTTCGTCATAAAAATAGCTTTGCGATTTAGTTCATCGGCGTTAAACCGAAGCCTCCTTAGGTAACCAGGTGCGCTTGCCATTTATGATTTTCCAAGTCTTACCACCGGATGTTCTTTTGTTGATTTTTGACATTCTTTTACTTTGTTCCTTTTTCTGCCCTTCAGTGTACGACCACATACCAGAAGTTCCCTTGCGAGGATGAGACTTGCCCTTCATTGCACCGCCATCTCGTCTTTTCCATCCGCCTACTGTAGTAGTAGCGTGTCTTAATTTCTGTGCAACTTTCATACGCTCAATACTTTCTGGGCTATGCGTTTTATTGCCTCCGGCATTACGATTGTTATAAACAATAATACCTTGTTCCCTATAGTAGTTAAGCCAGTGTTCTTCTTTATCATTTAACTCATCTATAGATGCTGCACAATCAATAACTTCCCAAACAAAAGATTCTTTACTATATTTCCTTATACTATCATACAAGTAGCTTTTCTTTCCTCGACGTGCATCAGCCAAATGAGCATACCATCGCATTTTGGGATTTCTTTGTACAGTCTGACCAATATAAACTTTTTGATTTATTATATTGGTAATCTTGTAGATATGCATAAGTTAACTTGACCTCTGTCCGGGTTGTGTGCCAGGATAAGGATTGGCTGGCTTGTTACCGCCTTGACTACCGTTGTCGGCCTTGGGCTCTAAAATCTCGCTTAGGCTCTGGCGACTTGGTATATTACCTTGATCTGTTGTGGGCACAGTGTATGTATTGTTCACAAAGCCGGAGCGTAAAGTATTGTTGTTGGGACCATTGGTCAAGTTAGTACGCACACTCTCTTCGATCTTGACCCAGGTACGACCGTTGTATCTAAATAAACGATTTGGGAAATAATCCAACCGCAAGCAGTACTGTCCTTCCTGTGCACCTGAAGGAAAGTTTACACCGGGTGTAACTGGCAATCCGTTGGGTGCGATACCATCGCCGGTCAAGTAGCCCACTGTGTAGCCATCGCCTCTGGGTGTTGCAGGAGCATCTGATGCCAAAGGATCAGCTTGGCTGGCATTGACCAAATTATTGTCAATGGTAACTCCGTCTGTGTCGGCTGGAGTCCCGTCTGGATTAGTGGGAAATATGTAAAACTTGACTGTATCGTAGCCCGACAGCGGAACTTCGGCTTCGGCCTGTTGTATGATAGCATCGTTGATGTCATAATCTTTGTTTTGTGTACCAGCTAGATCTCCCAAGTCAGGAGGAGTAGTAGGTTGCCAATAAGCAGGATCATCGATGGGAGTACCTGGTGGCACAGGCTGAAGTGCTGTGTAGTAATTGTCTCCGTCGATCACAACTGACCCCGGCGGGTAATAATTGCCTGGATCCCAAATGTTGGGTGTGCCTGGTATTTGATTGGTGATATCTTCGTATTCTTGGCTCATCACTAGCGGCGTGGCTTTTACACGCCACAAGTGTGGCAACCAAGTTTGGCTGAAACCTTCTGAAGCAAAGTTTGCATCTTGTATCACATAAAAACGCGGCAAGGGCGGCTTTGTCTTATCCAAAGGATTCCAATCTTTCAAATTGGGAAATTCCAACACATCGCCTACCATTAACTTACGTTGGAATGTGTCTATCATGTCGTTGTAATGGAATGTGATAAACAGGGTATCATTGTTCAAAAACAAACCAAATTGTGTTAGGTCAAAATCAATGTCCTGCTGACGATAAACACCGCGCATGACATAGATGTCAGGATCATATTTGCGGTCACGTATTTCGCCCAACAACAGGTCCTGTACAAATAACGGATCATTCACTTGATAATTGGGTTGTGTAGCGTCGCCGTTTACACCGGTTGTTGTGGGATCGTTTTCGACTGTTTTAGGTCCCATGTATTTGTGCACGTAAATATCCAGCCCACCCACAGTGAACATTTCGGATATAGTACGATCAAAAAAACGGTAATCGTTTGTTTTATTAGGACGGTATAGGCTTAGTCTGGGCATAGTCAAGTATTTATGGGACGGTTGACTAATAATTTTGGTTACGCTATAATGCTATATAAATTCAAAACCCTTGGGAATCGCCATGAATACAACTGCAAAAAAACCCACTGCTCGAACTGTACACAAACCATTGAAAAGCATGACACCCAAATCGCAAGATGCTGGGTACGGTCCAGAACCGCAATGGAAAGAGCAGCCAGCTGACAGCGATCGCATCAGTGCCATGACTCGCATGTTTAATTGGTACAACTACCACTACGGCAAAAAAGAAGCTAAAGATTGCATTGTGGATTGGTTAGCCCGAACGGATCGCAGTGATGAAGCCAAAGAATTTAATCGTTTGCCCGAAGCAGCTATACACAAGATTGGTATTGGTTGGGTTTGCCGTGCCAACTTGTTGGGCCTAAACCTCACAGAAGCCGAAGTTGCAACCATCAATGCTACTATTGCAGAATACATTACAGCTGGACGAGCAGTCAAACAAGTGGTTGAAGTGGCCGAAGTAGCTGTTGTGGCAGCACGACCCAACATACAAGATCGTTTGCGTGAAAAAATTGCTGAAGCTGCGGGTGAATTAGAAGGCATGTATGACGAAATGATCTTGGCCGGTGGCAAAATGTCTGCAGACTACAAGCCCATCAGCCTGCTTCGTAGCCTTAATGTAGCACCGCAGTTGGTAGGCACAATTCGCGATGTTTGGGAACGTCGTTTAGAAGAACTTAGAGCTGTTGCTGCCGGACAAGAAGCTGATTTAGTGGAAGGATATGCACACTTTGGTAAGCTACAGGTTCGCAACTTTATTAAGTTTGCAGAACAGGTTGTGGCTGACTGCGGCAGTTATGTACAGATCAAAAAATCCGAAAAAAAACCACGTGCCAAAAAAGCAGTTCCTCCAGAAAAAATAGTAGCTCGTTTCAAATACGCACGAGAGTTTGCGGAACTCAAACTCAAATCAGAATCCGCTACCAAGTTAGTGGGTGCATCCGAAGCTTGGTTGTATGACTCTGCTAAACGCAAGTTAATACACGTGGTAGCAGATTCACACTTGGGCTCGTTCACAGTGAAAGGATCTGCTATTGTTGGCTTTGACCCTGCTGCCACAGTGCAAAAAACACTCCGCAAACCCGCAGAGCAGATCAAAGCCATTACTGGTGTGGGCAAACCTGCTGCCCGTAAAGCATTTAAGGACATCAAAGCTACCGAAGTCAAGTTCAACGGACGTGGCAATGATAACTTGATCATTCTTAAAACGTACTAAATATTGGGGCAAGGAGCCCCAATATGGCAGACCAAACACTAGATCCACTTAAAAAACAACTGATTGAATATGTACAGCTACAGCTGGCCAGCGGTATCATTGATATCGAAATGGATCCAGCACATTTTGAAGCAGCATATCAACGTACCATAGGCGTATACCGTCAACGCAGTCAAAATGCCTATGAAGAAAGCTACAGCTTCATGCAGCTATTGGACAACGTAAACGAGTACACTTTGCCACAAGAAGTCACACAGGTACGTCAAATCTTCCGTCGTACTATTGGTACCAGCGGTGTTGGTGGACAAAGTTTTGATCCGTTTGGCGCAGCTACCTTGAACGTGTATCTCTTAAACTTTAACCAAGCATCCGGCGGCTTGGCCACATACGACTTTTACCAGCAGTATGTTGAGCTGGCAGCACGTATGTTCGGTGGTTATATCAATTACACTTGGAATCCTGTGACCAAGAAGCTACAGTTGATTCGTGATCCTCGTGGATCTAACGAAACTGTGCTGCTTTGGACTTATAACCTACGCCCAGAAATTGTGCTGTTAAGCGACTATCAAATCAGCCAATGGATCCGTGATTACATGGTTGGTGCTTCCAAATACATTATCGGTGAAGCACGTGAAAAGTTTGGTACTATTGCTGGCCCACAGGGAGGCGGCACCCTAAACGGCGCATCAATGAAATCGGAAGGCCAGGCCATGATGGACAAGTGCTTGGAAGATCTCAAACTATATGTGGACGGATCGCAGCCCTTAACCTTAGTAATTGGCTAACAACGCATAGACAACTCCTCAAGTCCGTGCTACAATGCAGTATGGACTTGATGATTGACCTCGAAGGACTGGGAACGGGCCCAGACACCACTATCCTAACTATTGCTGCCCAAGCGTTTGATCCCTTGGGCAGCAATAGTTAGGATAGTGG